GAACCTGATCGGAAAATTCAGTTCGCTTGTAAACAACACCGTTTGCCGTTACTGTTATCTGATTGTTGCTTATCAGCCTGTAATAAGACCGATAGGCCAGAAATCCAACATAATGATCGAACAGTTTCGGATAGTTCTGCGGTGAATTTGGCTCTATCAGTTTGTCAAAAAACGCCTTGCCGCATACCTTTTTAAGGTCGAACAGTTGCGCCTCCTGAATAAACGGATTGACGCGCTCGTCCGGTATATTAACCGATAGCGTTTTAAACGTGCGAATATCTTCAGGGGTTATTAGCAGCATTTCTTTGGTTGCTTTTTGTTGCGACAGGAACAATCTGAATAGGCTGTCCAATCAGTCGTGAAAGTTCCTCTTCAATGATCATCCGGTGATAGCCTGTAATTTCTGAATAAAAGACTTTTGCATCTTCTATCTCAGACGAAGTGCCGAGTTTTCCAGCAACGGCCATAGTGGATAATACCTGCGGCTGTTGTAACGCTCTGACAATATTTTCCTGCACTGATCGCTCGGTATGTTCCCAATATTTATCAAAGTCCATGATGTTAAACGGCTTGATGTCGAAATCTGCCGCACCGTCTGCAACCTCAACAAGCATCATCGTACCCAAATTCTCATTACCCTGAAACTCAGTGAGCGATTCAACAAATGCCGCCTTTGCCTGATCTGATTCAAACTTGCCCCGATAGACCACCATCTGGGCAGCCATGAAATTCGACTTGACGTTCTTTAACTTCCCGATCTTCACCTCAGCATCTACTTCGATGTCTTCCAGTACCGGGTCAAACGGTGAAAGCGGGTATTCGTTATCGCCTGCCGCACTGTACCAATAAACCTGACCGGGATAGGCTGCGATCTTTTCGGCTATTGTATCACCCGGCATAACGGAAATCTCAGAGGCAGCACGAGCAGGATTGAACCGATTGAACCGGACTATATCGTTTGCGTTGTATTTGCCGTTGTCTTTCAGTTTTCGCCTATCCCAATTATCATAGTAAGCAATGCGACCATCCCAACACAGCCGGATGTATTCAACAGGCATCGGTGTATATGCAATAGGGTCACCAGCTGCATTGTAAGATACGTGAATGGCGAATGAATAATTCAGGCAGTAGTCTTTGATTGCAAACCGCATCAGCTTGTCAAAGGTCATACCGTACCGATTCACCACGCGCTTGTATAATGTAGAATCAGCAATGCCCTGACCCATTACAAACGTGGCGAATTTCTCCCATGCCTGCTTTGCCACACCGGACGAAAAGACCAGATCGCGAACCCTCTGCGGATAGGCATTATCGGCATCCCATGAATAAACCTTTTCAGCCTTTAAATCACGGGTAATTGATCGCTGCCGTGTATTGGTAATTGTGATGTTTGCCATTATTTCTTTTTACGACCCCGTTTAACGGGTATCGGTTCGGATTCAGCCTCTACTTCAACTGAATGATTTGTGCTGTTTTCTGACGTTTTAACAACTTTTACCGGATTCTGTAATTGCAATATATCGCCGCCATCCAAACGGGTAAAATGATGCCTTAACGCGTTGTTACGATTGATAAGCATTTCAACCTCCTGATCCGTTGTATTCCAGTTGGCGTATATTTTTGGATCGCCGTGAACGCGGAACGGTTTGTCAATTGAATACTTTGTCAGGGTGCTTGCTTTTTCGTTTTTCATACCATTTATTTTAACCAAAGGTAACTGATTTTCTCCGGTATTTTTCGCAATGATTGACAGTTCAATATAGGCATCGTTCGCGCAATTTGGGCAAGTGTTTTTTTTCGGCGTACCTGTAACCTGGTGGTATAAAGCAAATATCCCCGCCCGCTGAGAGGCAGGCAAGGGATATGAATAGTTGCTCAGGGTTGCCTTTAATTCAATCCCTGTCATAGATTACGGTGCTTGCAGTGCTTCAAGTGCAGCTTTTGTTGAGGTGTAAGTACCACCTATCAATAAGGTCTTCGGTGGTCCTGGTTCTTTAGCCTGTTCAGAGGTGGAAACGGTCAAGTTCCATGCACCCTGAGTGTCGGCATCAGAGGCGTTTGTTTCCGATGCATTCAAGATCAATCCGGCATCAAGTCCGTACACTTCAAACGCCCCCAAGCCGTCCGATGCTTTGAAGTTCTTTTCCACAATTGCAACAACAACACCCTGACCCAAGTAAGCGATCTGCTGCTTTACCTCCGGTGTATTATCGAATACTTTAAGGATAACTTCATGGTCATAAACAGTAGTGTAACGCTGCCGAACCAATGCAGCCCGCAGGTCAACCGAGTTGTTCTGACCTTCGTAAACGTACAGGTACGCTCCTGAGTTCAGAGTAAAAGCGGTCAACAGATACGGATTGCTCGGATCAGGCGTGGTCGATGCGATGTCATCACGATTGACCAACCAAACGCGGTCTTTTGCCCCGCCCGTGATTGGATTTTCGCAGTTATTTAGGATGTTTTCGGTTAGCCCGGCACATGCTGTTGGCATAATTTGTCCTCCTATTGATTAGTAAGCAAGTGAAACGAGGTAATCTTCCAGAATCTTCGCGTCCATTTTGTACCCGGCACGGAAGTTGGTTGTTTTGTCATACTTCTCAAACCACTGATCAATATCGGTCAGGGCAGAAGCGGCATCAACACCGAGTGCGATGTTTGATTTGGTGGTTAACAGTGCGCGGTGAGGCACATCGTAAGTTGTTCCGTTGTCAAAGTCAGCTTGAATGTAACGATCCCACAAATCAACACCAATCACTTCAAGATTACGGTAGCGCAATGTGCTGAAACCTTCCTCGATACGGATAAATGAAGCATCATTACCCTGAGATTCAAGGTAGTTAGCGTAATTATCTAGCAGGCTCATTGTTGTCAGGATTACTTTATCCTGCGCGCCACGTAAGCGGTAGTCAGCATTGTTGTTCAATGCCTGAAACACTAAGAAAGCGCGGTTTGTTGCAAGGTTCATCTGAGCAGATTTAGTTCCTGCTGCATTTTCGGTTATCGTGTAGCGTTGTGCAGGCGTGGCTGTTCCGATTGCGAACAGTTGCTTCCAGAATCCGTCAATTGCGTTGTAATCAAGCGGAGAAACACCAGAGGAAAGAATACCGGAAGGAGTTGCATCAACCGATTCAGCGCCTTTGTCTGCCAGCCATGCGATACGTAAAGCATCCTCGAACAGCCCATCGGTCATAATGTCCACGATGTACGCTGAGAAGTCTGTTGCAGTTAGGTCAGGCTCATTCAGTCCGCGTTTTTTCGCCCAAACGAAGAACGTTCCGTCAAGGTTGGTGTAGCATTCTTGCAGCCATGCCTCGAAACGCACCGGATTCCAGAACTTTTCAGACATGGAAACGGTATGTGATCCTGGAGTTGAGGAACATCCGGCATCAGCGCGGGTAATTTTGGCCAGTTTACCGAGGAATGCGATCTGTTTGTCAGTTACAACATCTTCGTAAACGGTGTGAAAGTCGGTAATTGCAGGTTTTGCATAGAACCTTTCGATGATTGCCTCACGAATCGACCGTATTTCTTCTCCGTTGAATGTAAGGTCGGATGGGTTTATGATTGCCATTGTCTTTTTTTATTTTTTGGTTTATTTTCGGTTTATTTTTTTTTATCCTGAACGTTCAGACGCGCATTAATCGCATCCTTTCCGCCGGTACGGTCGGCTTTTTCGGTTTTCCTGCCCATCGGCTGACGTTGAACGCGGTTAAAGAATGGCTGCTTTTGTTCCAAGTTTTTCACGAATGCCTCAAACTTTTCAGATACGGCAGACAGTTCAGCCTTAACTGATTCAAGTTCTGATTTCAGTTGCGCATTTTCGGCTTTCAATGCTTCAGCATCGCCGCCAACCGCTTCAATGATTTCTGTAATCACACCGTCAACCGTTGCGATCTGCATTCCATCAGCGAGTTCATGCGTACCGTCCGGGGCAGGTTTGCCACCGATAGTTACGGTAGCACCAACAGCAACCGATTCGCCGCTGATTGATATTTCAGTGCCGTCCGCAAGGGTGGTTTCCAGGTTTTTAATCTCTGGTTGTTGTTGGTTTTTGATGCCCAGAATCTTATTCATCCGGGCCTCGATTTTGTTCAGAAATTCTGACATAATTGTTTCAAGATTTGAATTGTTTGGTTTTTGGTTTATTGGTGAAATCTTTGCCATTGCTTTGATAGGCTCAACAAGTTCGGTTGCGAATCCGAGTTCAAGCGCAAGTTCAGGTGTGATATTTTCTGCAACCTTCATAAGTTGCAACATTTCATCTGCACTCTTTCCGGTTACTTTGGAATAGAACCCGCTGATCCTTTCTTCGATTGATCTGAGTTGTTCCGCCGTTTCTTCTAATTTAGATGCGTCACCCTCGGCCATAGTCCAGGGGTTATGAATGAAGAACGTGCTGTTTTTGGTCATCGTACGCTTAGTTCCTGCCAACGCGATGATGGTGGCGATGGATGCACACATTCCCTCGATCCGCGTTTCAACGGTCGCGCCGTAGCTTAACAGGTGATCATGGATTGCGTACCCTTCATCGACCGACCCGCCCGGTGAATGTATATGAGCGATGATTGTATCTTCTGCGCTGGCCCGTCCGATCTGTTGTTGAACGGTTTTAACATTGTTTTCCCAACCGATTTCGCCGAATATGTAAACGTGCTTTTCAGACATGTTCGCAAATGTCGGATTGAATAAATATCTTTGTGTCGCAACAAATTACAACCAATGAAAGCACTCGTTACCGGACTATCAGCATCTAAGTATTATTCACCTAAGTATGAACTTACAGTTGGCGTTAATGACTGTCCTTTTCCGGTGGATCATTTAATCATTTGTGATCATCCGCGCATATTTGAACAGGCGAGAATGGATTTTATTAAAGAACATTCCGGATGGCTTTTCACACACATTCGCGATTGGTCGCGCGTAAGACAAGCCGAAATGATCAGGCTATCCGATAAGCGGTCGGACGTTTCAATGATTGCCAAGAAAGAGCAATACGCACACAGCATCTGCAGCCCGTTCATTGCCGTTGTTCACGCGTTTTATTGTGGTGCAACTGAAATACACCTTGCCGGGGTTGATCTTGTCGGGCATCATCATTTAGGGCAGGCGCATAACATAAAGAAATCTCAGGATGATTTTAAAGCGTTGGATTTGGAACTGCGTAACAACGGGTGTGAACTGAAACTGATCCGGTCAGTTCCGTACGGGGCATTGTTTCCCGTTCTGTCCTGTGCTTATGGCTTTAAGTTTGTCGAATAAAAAAGCCGGAGCATGCACTACTCCGGCTTTTTATCTAACCTAAACATTAAAACAACACACTGGTTCAAATATCGAAATAATTCTCGACAATCTTAATCTTTCGACCGGAAAAATATTTAACGCCAGGGTTTGAGTTGATGTCGTAATTGACCCACTCGTCCATGTAGCCCTCCTTAATTGCGCGGTCAAATGTTGGCGATGCGGCATTCTTAAACTTGTCCATGATATTCATCCTGATCATACTGTAATGGTGCATCATTATTTCCGTCTGCTCAAATAGCCTGTGATGTGATGAGGTATTTATTTTCAGCGATGGATCAATTTTGTACGGATAGATCGATTGCCGCTCAAACCTTGTCTTATCTGTGAGCCTGATCATAAACGGCATGTAATAATCTTCAATCGGGGTGAGTTGCCATGTCGGATGTTTATAGTACGTGAACATCGCTGTCAGTGTCAGGTTGTAATTAGCCGATTGCTCAATGGCCCATTTGAATTGATCTGGCTGATAGAAGTGATCCGTTGCAGAAATGATCATGTGCGTTGCTCCGATTGACCTGCATAGGCCAATCATGTGATTGTGCTTGTTCAACTCATTTGTTTTGGTGTCGTAGCTTAACACCGGATTCCAGCGATGCAACTGAACCTTGTTAATTGTGGCAATTTTGACAAGGTCTTTCTCCAAAGTATCGTTAAAGTTCCCTCGATTTGAAACTGTCTGATAGCAGATAATTATATCATCAACAAAAGGCGCGTGTGTACGTATGGACTTTTCCAGCAATTCAACACCGTTAAATACCGAGTAAGCAAGCGCGACTTTCATTTGATTAGTGGCTTTGCCGGGTTGCCGACAACGACTTGTGTGGGTTGAACATCTTTGACAACAACTGCACCCATGCCAACTGTCGCACCTTTGCCAATACGCTTTCGGTTTCGTATCGTTACCCCCAGCTTAATCTTTACACCATCTTCAACAATCGAATAACCACCCACAATTGTTCCGGTCGATAACTCACATCCGCTACCAATCTGTGCATCATGGCCTATGTGAGTATGTGCCATGATGATATTGTTATCCCCGATCTTCGTTATCTTATTCGCGCTGGCAGGTCGTTGAATTGTAACAAGTTCGCTGATCACATTGCCACTGCCGATTTCAACACATCCATCAAATTCCTGTTGGCCTCTGATTTCCCCATTTGACCCAATTACACAATATGCACCGATAATGTTGTTTTTGCCAATCTTTACATTATCATAAATTATGGCCGTGTCATGTATTATGTTTGACGGATCGAATCTGTCATTGGGATTGTAAATGTCTGACATATCTGTTCGGTATTTTCTGGTTTAAATATACGCAACCATTCTGATAGTGCAAACCGCGCCCATCTATCAGCCTGGTTATTGCCACCCGCGCCCAGCCAATCGGGTGAAGTAAATCCACGCTTTTGACCGGAAACAATTGAAGCGGGCAGAACATCGCTGAAGGCATCGCGAAGTATTTTTTTATCCTGCTTAAATTCAATCGGAAGTTTGAGGCAGAAATCAACCAAGTCGTTATCCAAATACGGCACGGGAAGTTCGATTGTATGCGCAATGCTTACTTTGTCAGTAACGTATAGG